TGCATTAGTATTATTAATGAGTCAAGGAAGAAAACCAGATGAGCGTAAGCGCCAGCACAGAAATTTACGGCCTGAAGGCGGCGCTGGCTGAGCTCAATAAACTTGACTCTAAAACCAAGTTTCAAGCCGTAAACAAAATCAAGGCCTCAGGCTCTGAGATGGTTAATCGAGTCTCAGCTACTTACCCGGACAAAGCCCCGCTTTCTGGCATGGCGCCTGGCCGTAAAACCGCTGGCAGGCTTTCTTATGACCCTAAGAAAGTGCGCAAGGGCGTAACCATCCAGGTAGGCGGGCGCTCAGTCAAGGGCACCATTCCACTTGTGACGCTGACACAGAAAAACGCTGGCGGGGCAATCTTTGACATTGCAGGCCTGCGGGATTCAAGCTCTGTTTTCGTTCGCAATCTGAATGCCTACTACGGCAGGGCTCAACGCGGTATGTGGCGTGAAGCCAAGTTTATTTATGGCCAGGCAACGCAAGACATCCTTAAGGCCATTGAAGAAGTCTTAGCAAGCGTTAATAGAAAGCTGGTGCAGTAATGGCCGTATTTATTCCCATTGTCTCTGAGTTCAATTCCAAAGGTATTGAAAAGGCTAAGAAAGAGTTTGCATCATTAGAGGGCGCTACCGCTAAGGCGGGCTTTGTCATGAAGAAAGCCTTTCTGCCTGCCGCTGCAGCTGTGGGCGCTTTGGGCGCTGCATTGTTTGACGCGGGAAAAGGCGCAGTCGAAGATGCGGCCGCACAGGAGCTTCTCAGCAAAGCGCTGAAAAATAACACTGCCGCCACTGATGCCCAAATTAAGGCAAATGAAGATTGGATTTCCCAACAAGGCAAATTGCTAGGTGTCACCGACAGTGATTTGAGACCTGCGATTGCAAAACTCGCCACGCAGACAGGCTCATTAACTAAAGCACAAGAATTAGCGGCCTTAAGTATGGACATAGCCGCAGCGACAGGTAAGCCTTTGGCCGCCGTCACAGATGCAGTGGCTCGTGCTGCGGGAGGCAACACTAAAGCGCTTGCCAAGTTAGACCCGAAACTTAAAGACCTGATTAAAGGCGGCCTAGACGCTGAGGGTGCTATGAGTGTGCTAGCCGATACTTTCGGCGGGGCTGCATCCACCAAAGCAAACACGGCAGAGGGACAATTTCAACGCCTGAAAGTTTCACTTGACGAAACTAAAGAAACCATCGGCGCGGCGCTCCTGCCAATTATTGAAAAGGTGCTGCCTTTCCTTACTCAAATGGGCAACTGGGCCAGCGAAAACACTGCAGTATTTTTGACTGTTGCTGGGGTAATTGGTGGCATCGCAGCTGCCATAGTTTTAGTCAATGGCGCTATGACCGCCTGGACTGCAGCTACTACAGCCTTTACGGCAGTGCAGGCCGCCTTTAACGCTGTAATGGCTCTTAACCCCATTGTTCTAATTGTCGTGGGAATCGGTCTGCTAGTGGCGGCGCTGGTTATTGCCTATAAGAAATTTGACGGCTTCAGGGCTGTAGTTGATTCTGTTTTTAGATTCATTACAGGTGCAGTATCTGGCTCTATTGACCTGATTAAGGGCTATTTCTCTACAGTGCTTGGCTTCTATAAAACCATTTTCAATGGCATTGCATCGCTGTGGAATAACACAATAGGCAAACTGTCTTTTAAGTTCCCTAGCTTTGTGCCTGGCCTTGGCGGTAAGGGCTTTGATGTCCCTAATATCCCAATGCTGGCAGAAGGTGGCATAGTGAATTCTGCAACCCTCGCAGTAATCGGAGAGCGCGGGCCCGAGGCCGTAATCCCATTGTCAAAGATGGACTCAATGGGTGGCAATAATGTAACCATCCAAGTAAGCAGTGCAGACCCTCAGGCAGTAGTAGACGCCTTGCGCCGATACATGCGCACTAATGGCGCTGTGCCCATTCGAGTAGCTACGGCAATCTAGATGGCTCTCCCGACACTTACAGCAGTAGGGCCTAGCTCTAGCTCTATTGGCTCAATTATTGGCATGACCTGGACTGCTGGGCGCTCTGCAAAGTCTGACCAGTTCAGCGCAGGCAGGGGCTCTATTACTGTCCGAAACCCTCAGACCTTGCCTGCAGCCATCGTGCTGGAAGCGCTCGTTACTCTTAGCATTAATAGCCAGGAAATTTGCGCCGGGTATGTAACCAACATTCAGTATGAATACGGCATGGTGGCTAATGAGGACATTGCCATTATTTCCCTTGAGGGCTACATTGCGCGCCTAGGGCGTGGCTACCTTAAAAACTTTCTGATGGGTGGCGGCTCTACAGGCTTTGAAGCCACCAGAGTAGGCAACGCTTTAACAGGCGATAGCGCCACTGTTACTGATGTGGACACACGCTCTAACACCTCGAGTGGCTTTATCACTGGTGACGCAAACAACATCATTAACCAGCTGGTAGCCACTGAGCAGGGCAGACTCAAAGAGCAAGCCTCAAGCCTTCTCTTTTATGGCCGTGATGTCACCTTTGACGCAAGCGAGGCGCCCACCTCTTACACAGGCTTTAAGTTCACTGATAGCAACCCTGCAGGCACTGGCATTGCCTACGATGTCGTCACTTTTGCCAGCCTGACCGATAACTACTTCACTCAAGTAACTGTTACCCCTGAGGGCCTGAGCATTGCGCAGGCAGGAGATGGGGCGCGTAACCTGCAGATTTCCACCTATGACGAATCAGACGAGCAAGCCGAAAATCTGGCTGATTACACACTTGGCGAATTCGACACCTCTACAAGTGTGCCGGTGAGCATCACCACCAAAAATAGCCTTAAGTGGCTTTTAGACCCTGCCAAGGTAGTTGCTGCAGGAGTGGGCTACCGCCTACCTATTGAGCTCAGAGGCACCACCTACAACAGTGTTATTGAGGGCTGGACTGTCACTGCAGACCCTGACGATGTGCGCTATTCGTTCAATGTTTCTGGCTACCCGCAAAATAACTTTTTCATTTTGGATGACCCCATTTATGGGCGTCTTGATTTCAACAAGCTCAGCTTCTAGATAGGTAAACTAACGCTATGGCAACCCCACCCACCTTCTCTGCAGGCGCAGTCCTGACCGCTGCACAGATGAACCAGCTCGGAATGTTTCTCATTCAGAAAGTGACCATCGGCGCTGGCACCACTTCATTGCCAATTACTGACGCCTTTTCTGCTGATTACGATAATTACCGCATCATCATTTCTGGTGGAGTGGCAAGCGCTACCACTGTGCTACAGACACAACTAGGCACCACTGCTACTGGTTACTACTACGGCGGCTCAGCTAGAACTTACGCAGGAGTAACTCTTAACATTCAGGCCGCTAACAGCTCAAGCTGGTACGCAGGTGAAGGCTCTGTAAACAGTATTGAAATGAACATTGAAATACAGAACCCCTTCACCGCAAAAAACACCACATTTACTGGGCAATTCGCTGCAACAAGAACAGACGCATACTGGCTGGCAGTAGGTGGCTACCTAGCAAACACAACCTCTTACACCGATTTAACGATTACTCCTTCAGGTGGTGCAACGCTCACAGGTGGCACCGTTTATGTCTACGGATACAGGAAATAAAATGACACGGCCCTTAATTCAAATTGACAAAATCGGCAGCACTCGAGAAATGACAGATGAGGAGTTAGAGACCTATGAAGCGCTTATGGCCAATAGTCCTGATTTGCCTAGCGCTGACTAGTTGCGCTGACCGCATCCGCGAAAACTGCGAAACCACCAAAGCCACCGGCACATTTGAAAGGCGCTGCCAATGAAACCAGAAAACCGCCTCAGCAATGAGGAAATAAAAGCCCGCCTAATCCTCGTGGTAGGCATCGGGCTCACTTTGTCATTTGTCATGGCCATTGCATCTCTTATCTTTGGCTTGCTATTCGTGGTGCAACCTACTGAGCAAAGTCCCAATGACGCTGAAGCCTGGGGCGTACTCAGCCCAATGCTGATGACGCTTGCAGGAGGGCTAATCGGACTACTCGCAGGCAACGGCCTGAAAGACAAGCCGAAAGAGCCACAGCCATGAGCAACCGCCCTTATCCCTACTACCCAGTCAAAGAGCCAGGTAAAGGCAAACTTGCTGGCACTGAAAAATTTGTAGAGCTTTGCCGTAAGCGCTGGGGCTTCACCAATTTGGGCACCTGGGTGGTGCGTAACATGCGCGGTAAGAAAACCCTTTCAGTGCATAGCCTCGGGGTTGCTGGCGATATTGGTTATCCAGCCACTCGAGATGGCAGGGCTAAGGCTCGTGAAGCCTGGGACTGGTTCTTAGAACACTCAGAAGCGCTCGGCCTATGTGAGCTGCATGACTACAGCTTTGGCGAATTCGGCAGGGGATACCGGTGCAGTCGAGGCGAGGGCGTCAAAGGCGTAAAGGTCTACCAAAACGCCGCCGAAAGTGCAGGCTCTGGCGGTGCCTGGTTACATTTTGAGCTTGAAATGGACATGGCCACAGACGCTAAAAAACTAGAAGCAGTTTGGCGCTCCCTGCCTAAGCCTGTTAAGCCTTAAGAACTGCTGCGCCGCCTTCCGAACTTGGCGCGCGGCCTAGGTGGTGGGAGTTGTTCACCTTTTTCCGATTCCCACCACCGCCCCCCTCTCTTGTGTATAGTTTTCCCCAGGCGCTCGGAACGCTTCGAAAGGTAAACCATGACACAACTAACTAACGGCTATGACCCCCGCTTTGATTTCAAAGTAGACCTGGCTTACGGCAAGGCTGGAGAGGCTGAACTAGTCGAATTTTTCAACGCTGTACAAGGCTCTTCAGTAGAGGTCAAATCGGATAGGTACAGGAATGGCAGAATGGCTGTGGAGACCCAGCAGAAGCCCGCTCATGGCTTCTGGAAGGACTCTGGCATTAATGTCACGCAGGCTCAGTGGTGGGCTTACCGCTTTGGGCCTGGCTCATTTGTTCTGGTATCGGTGCCCCGGCTTAAAAAGTATCTGCGCATGAATAGGGACTTACTGCAGAAGCGTGACTTTGCAGCGGGCTCTGATAACCCCTCAAGGGGCTTTGTGCTCATGCCTGACCAAGTGCAGGAGCTCCTCACTTCTGAGTGGTATGACTGTGACTAGTCCCCAGTACCTGGGCTATAGGGAACTATGGTCTAAAGACAAGACAACACTCGTGCAGGTATTCACTGACCTGCAAGGGCTGATTCTGAGCATCACCGTGACCACACGGCCTGACAGAGACTCAGACTGGGGCCCATCTACAGAAGTGGCAGAGATTGATTAAGAAAATTATGCCTTTAATCGTTTTATTCGTTTTCGCAGTTCCAGCCCCAGCGCAAGCGCAGGCTAAAAACTGCCCTCAGTGGGAACCGCTACTTAGAAAGCATTTTCCCGCAAAGCTCGTGCCCATTATGAGCAAGATTGCTTATCGAGAAAGCCGCTGCAACCCTAAAAGCGTGAGCGCGGTAAGGAAAAGCACCGGGCGCCCAGATGTAGGGCTCCTGCAGATTCAGGGGAGCTGGCAGACCGTCACTAAGCAAGTGTGCAAAACAAAGAATGTGATTCGTTCTCTGCAAGACCCAGTGTGTAATGTCAAGGTCGCTGGGTACCTGTATCGGAATGGTGGCTTGGGCCACTGGCGGGGAACCTCAGGAAAATAGAAAAAGGAAACATGACAGATTTAGAAACAATCACCACGCTGGAGATTCTCAGCTACAAACTTGATGAGGACATGCGCTTTGAGGAGCGTGACGCTGTGGACTATGCCATAGCAATTATGCGTATGCGGCGTCATCCATCTATGGACACCACCCAGCCAAAATTTGACATAAACAATGCACTGCATGAGCTCGCAAACTTTATGGCTAACCAGTACAAGCCAGGCAACCTATGAGCTTTGACCTTGACTCCTATGAGCCAGTAGCGGTACGCCTGGCGCGCCTGCTGGACACACTAAGAAACAAAGACCTAGAGCCCCGCATTATTACTGTGCTTCTATCAGAGCCTGGCGCTGATATCTGCATTTTCAGGGCTGAGCTGTGGCTAGGCGCAAACCTCATGGCCACTGGCCACGCAGAAGAGGTACGAGGCGCAGGTAATGTAAACCGCACAAGCCATGTGGAAAACTGTGAGACCTCGGCTTTAGGCCGCATGTGTGAGAGTTACTTTCCGACTGCCAATCTGGAAAAGCGCCCTTCTCGAGAAGAGATGCAGAAGGTTCAGCGCATGTCCGGCAATGTCACCATTACTGAGCCTGCAGACCTAGCAAGCGATAAGCAGCGCAACATGATTAAGGCCGTATGTAAGTCACTGGGCAAGACCCCGCCTGTAGAGCTGCAATCTTTTACTAAGCGCCAAGCATCGGCCTACATTGACCAGCTCAAGCAGATGGAGGCAGGCAACCAGCCAGCGCCTGCCGTTGAATACGACACCCCAGAGGAGCCCTTCTGATGGACATCGTTACAGCGCCACAGTGCGACAAATGCAGCGCCTGGAAAGTCCCGCATTTCACAGAAGCCATAACTGGATTTGATGAAGCCCCAAAATGGGCCGTTATTTGGTATTGCCCTAAAGACAACTGCCATGAATACTCGACACCTGTAGTAAATAAGCAGGAGAGCCTTTTCTGATGGATGCAGGAACCGCTAAAGACTTCATAGAGGACTTGCAGCAAGAAATTCGAGTACTGCGTAGGCAGCAACAACAATGGGAGCGCATAGCGCGCAAAGCCTTTGAGATGCACCCAGGATGCTTGCCAGGATGCCTCAGGGCCTGCATGTGTGACTGTGGCTATGAGCTGTACTTTGCTGTTACTCGTGACGAAAATAAAAATGGCTGAGTTTCTAATGTTCTTGTCGCACAGTGCTTTTATGGCTGTGCTAGGTGGCTGGTTCGCACTGAGGCACCGTGAAGCAAAATAAGACCATCACAGAGCGCATTTTCCAAGACCAGATACGCACTTTGGCGCTTATGAATGGCTGGCAGTTCTTCCACCCATCACCCGGGCAAGTAAGGCCTGGAGTGTGGCGCTCAGACTGCAAGGGCTACCCAGATATCACTATGGCCCACGAGTCAAGAGGCCTGATATTTGCAGAGCTCAAACTTGATAACGGTAAGGCAAGCCCAGAGCAACTGGTGTGGCTTAAAGCGTTAGCGCCTTATGCAGAAGTGTATTTATGGCGCCCAGCAGACCTCGCTTCAATAGCAGAGCGATTAGGCCGCTCTAAATGATTCTGCTTGCCTGGTACGCCTTCATAGTGGCTCTAGGAGCATGTCTACTCATTGGCATACGCAGGGGCTAACCTGCCCACACAATTTAAAGACTCATGGCCTCATACGGGATTGCACTGTGTAGGTATTTCACACCTGGGGACAGGGGTAGACGAGGCTGGCCCGAAACGGCTAAGAGCTTTGAGCAGAGTATGAACTTCTAAAACACGATGGTGACGGCCCTACAAGGATTCAAACGGCAACCAGTGGAGACAACCCACGAATGGCGGGAGGGACACCTAGCACAAACTCTCTCACTAACATGAGACCAACCGCAGCGAAGCAAGGGCGGTAGCAAAAAGGAACACATGGCAGGCAACAGAAAACAAACAGCACAGTACAGAGCCAACAGAGCAGCACTCCTAGAAGGCCACCCGGACTGCTACTGGGGATGCGGCCGACCAGCCACACAAGCAGACCACCTCCTAGAGCATGACGCTGGAGGAGATGACTCCTCAGCCAACCTCGTGCCAGCCTGCGCCAAATGCAACTCATCTCGAGGCGCCCAATATGTCAACCGCAAGACCGCACAAAGACAGCAAGCAAGAAACGCCGCACTAAACGCAGACCCCAAAATCACTGAAAATCCGATTTTTTTAGGCGAAGTAATCACCCCGAGCAAGCATTTGCAGTCTGTATCCCCGAAAGCGGAACTGGCGGGAACTGGCGAGAACCAGCAGGACTACTCGAGAATCGGCAGGACTCAGCCC